TGACTTCAGCGAAATGGAGGCAGGTATAAAATATGATTATTCAAATACTGAAAGATGGTGCAATTTGCAATATGAAATTGATCGATTAAAATTTAAACAAAAAGAAATTGAGGAATTTTGTAGAGCATTAAAACAAAAGGTTTCATTATTTAATGAAGATACTGGCGAATTAACAGATTATTATCCTCCTTCAAAATCTTCAACGACAACAATTAAAAAAGTAATAAAGTAATGGCAAGGATGCAAAAATTAGTGGCATACAGGATTGTCGCAGATAAGCTGAACGAGATGGGCATAGAGCCCTACTCGGCTCGGCAATGGTCACAAGCAATGGTACAATCTGTTGTTTATGGCAAAGTAAAAAATCAAGATATTAAAACGCTTGTTGGTAATGTTTACCAGCAGGTATTAAAAGAAAATAACTAAACTTATGAGAAACGTAACAGATGTTTTAAAAGCAGATTCAGGCCGTGAGATATTTATCTACGAGGTCAAAAAGTACAAGCTACACATTGGCGATTTGTACGAATGCGAGTACAAGATAGGAGGCACAACCGATACCTTTACAAGCAGGCTAATAGATACCACCGCTGAAGAGCGCACACTTATCTTTAATCATCCAACTTTAATCAATCGAACAATCGGTATCCCTAACTGGAATATCGTTAAACTTACAAGACTATGACACCAGAACAAAAAGCAAGCCATTTAATTAGAAAGTACACATTGGATTTTACAATGGACTTTGACCAGACTAGACTTTGCGCTTTAATTTGTGTAAATGAATTAATCAATGATAGAACTGATGGCGAAATGGACTCAGCCTACTGGCACGAAGTTCGTGACTATTTAATGAATATGCGCACAGGTAAATACGAAGCGAAGGTAGATCAATTTAATTTTGGGCTATGAGACAGATGACATTTAACCAATGGCAAGAGCATTTAGCCAACGAGCTTAAAAAAAATTATATAAAACTTAAAATGATAAAATCAAATGAGAGAGACATTCGAACAATATCAGGAAAGAAATCCTAGAATTTACAAGGAGTTTGTGCATTATACATATCAAATGATAAGCGCAGGACAAACCAAAATAGGAGCTAAAGCAATCTTTGAGCGCATACGCTGGGAATCTAAGTTAGAGCGAAACGATGAGTTCAAGATAAATAACAATTACACCGCTGATTACGCTCGTAAGTTTGAGCAAGACTTTCCGCACTTTGCTGGAATCTTTGAAAAGCGTGTGTGCAAAATGAGATAATTATTTTTATCTTTGGGTATAAATAGCGAAAGGGGTGAGAGTCTTTCGGTATTTAAGGGTTTAAAAACCAACTAAGCCAGCTCTGTTCTCTCACACAGACTGGCTTTTTTATTTAACGATATGCAAAAAGAAGCATTTTATTTTCCGCATTTTTCTAATGCGAGGCACGATCGCAAAATTAGGCGATTAAGAAAAGAGCTTGGCATCGAAGGCTATGGCATTTACTTTATGCTATTAGAAACGCTTAGAGATCAGCACGATTTTATGTACCCATTAGCGGACTGCGATTTGTTAGCTGAAGAGTTTGGCACATCAGATGCTAAGATAAAAACGGTCATTTGTAACTATGAGCTTTTTGACTTCGAAGAGGATGGTAAATTCTTTTCTCCAAAGATGTTAGTATACTTAGAGCCTTACTTTAAAATGCGAGAGCAGCGCATACAAGCAGGAAAAGCATCGGCCGTTAAACGGATGCTCAACGACCGTTCAACGACCGTTCAACAAAGTAAAGTAAAGGAAAGTAAAGTAAAGGAAAGTAAAGTAAAAGAAAGTAAAGTAGAGTTTAGCGAAATGCTTTCGCCACACATGTCACTTTTTGCTGATAATGAAGAAGTAATAAAATTCTTTAATTACTGGACTGAGAAAAACGCTAAAGGAAAAGAACGCTGGGAAAGCGAAAAGTTTTTTGATATTACAAGAAGAATTGCAACTTGGTTAAATAATGCCTCAAAGTTTGAAACTAATAAACCTAAACAAGAATTAGGGAAACTTCAGCAAAATATGATAAGTTTGAAAAATGTTCACGACCAACTAACCGAAGAAATACAAAATGGAACTTTCGTTAATCCGTACAAGTAGCGCAATAGCTGGTTTATCCAGACACGAGAAAGAAGTTGTAGAATCACAAACATCAATAAGAATATCTAGCCTAACAGAGCAGGACTTAATGAGCGTTGCAATGCGAGCAATTTCATTAGCTAAGATAAAGCTAGGTAGCAAACCTTTACCAGATGACGAGCACAAGGCTCTAGTTTTGGTTTTAATGGAAGATATTAAATCATTTGGACACTTATCTATTGATGAGATAAATCTTGCCTTAAAACGAGGTTTAAACGGAGAATACAATTCAGCAGGTAACGATGTGATTTTCTTTTCGCCTAGCAATTTTGTGCAATGGGTGCGCAAGTTTATTGAGCAAAAGAACGATGTAATGCGAAAGGTTGCCAATGCTAAGGTAGCTGAGCCAGTTAAACCGAAGCCAAGCGATGCAGATTTAAAGATGGCAGCAATCAATTCGGCTAATATGTATGCTCAAGAGATGATGCGATGCCAAGAAAGGTCAATTAAAATGAACTGGATAGCAGGTGGCCTCCACGTTTTATACGATTACATAGTACAATTTAGCATTTACGAAGCATCAGCTGAAGATAAAAAGCGTATTTACTCCACATTATTACCTAAATATCAGGACAAAGATGAGTTAATAATGGCTTGTAAAGCGCAATGTTATCGGGAGTTTATCGAAAACTTAGCAGATTTTAAGGCTTATCTTGATGAAAACGGAAAAATTAAACCTTGCGAATAATGAAAAGAGTTTTAGTCGCTTGTGAAGAAAGCCAAGCCGTAACAATAAGATTAAGAAAATTAGGTATAGAAGCATTTTCTTGTGACATACAAGAAGAAAGCGGAGGCCACCCCGAATGGCATTATCAGAAAGATATATTTGAAGTTATGAAATTAGGCTGGGATATGATGATAGCGTTTCCGCCTTGCACACATTTAACCGTTTCGGGTGCTAGGCACTTTGAACAAAAGCGTTTAGATGGTAGGCAACAACAAGGTATTGATTTCTTTATGGCAATGATTAACGCACCTATTGAACACATTGCAGTTGAGAATCCTATTGGAATAATGAGCAATGAATTTAGAAAGCCTGACCAAATTATTCAGCCATATTACTTTGGCGATCCATTTCAAAAGACTACTTGCTTATGGCTTAAAAATCTTCCTAAATTAACTTATCAATTAGAGCCTGATTTGTTTAGTCAAGATGTTACTGGAACAAAAGATCACGGCGAATTTATAACATGGATTGATAAAAAAACAGGAAAAGAAAAAAAGCAAGCTAGATGGTATTACGATGCATTGCAAAATGCAAAGACAAAAGAAGAAAGAAGTAAATTACGGTCTAAAACATTTCCCGGTATTGCAGATGCAATGGCTAATCAATGGGGTAATTATATTTTAAACAAATGAGAAACCAAGAAGAACACAAGCTACAAGTAGCGATTTGTAGGTATTTAGATTTGGCAGAGAAGTTCCCATTCTTTGCAATTCCAAACGGAGGGCAAAGACATTACCTTGTGGCAGTTAAGCTAAAGATGGAAGGGGTTAAGCGTGGTGTAGCTGATATGTTTTGGATGATTTCAAACGATAACTGGAAGGGAATCTTCGTGGAAGTTAAAACCGCAAAGGGAGTTAAGTCAGAATACCAGCGTGAGTTTCAAAAAGTAGCCATCGCAAACGGCTATTATTATGCAGTTGTCAGGTCAGTTGATGACTGCATTGAGTTACTAGAAAAATTTAAACTAAACCAAATATAAAATGGAAAATACACAAACTGCAGTAGATTATTTAATTAATCAAATAAGCGATATAATTGGAAGAATTAAACCTAATGTTCTTGATACTTTACTATTTATTACTGCTTTAGAGGAAGCAAAAAAAATGGAGAAAGAGCAAATAAAAGATGCTTGGATAGATGGATTTAAAAGTTCTGCTGAAGGTTGGAATGGAGAAATGCTACCTTATTATAAAGATGGAAAAGAAATAATAGCGGAATACAAAGAAGAATACTACAAAGAAACTTATGGCAAATAAATTAACAGAACGAGAAACGATTGTTATTTACATGGGATTGTTAAACGCTTTAATCGATCACATCGAAAGCGATTTTAGGCCAAGCATATTTAATCAGCAAGCACTTAAAAGCAAATCAAACGGATTGCTACAAGATTTATTAAAGCTAGAAGAAAGACTTTATAGAGGCAATCCAACTGGCGAAGTAAGCGACCAATACTTTCAGGCAGGTAAATTGATGCTGCAATTTTTTAAGATTGGAATGGAAATGGAGCTTATGGATAGAACAAGAGCCGAAGGATTAAATACCCAGCTAGTAATTCTTATGAAAAATTATGGACTAAATCTTGATTTTAAATAAATAAATAATTAAACTTTGTGATTATGAGCGAGTTAGTACACCACCCCCAGCACTATCAAGGCAAAGGAATTGAAGCAATAGATGTTATTGAAGCCTTTGAATTGAATTTTGCATTAGGTAACGCAATAAAATATATCTTGCGAGCGGATAAAAAAGC